CCCGCCGCAGCCTGTCACCTGCATCACGATGCACCAATACGCAACATGGAGCAAATATACCGGGGCAATCGGCGGAATGATCGGCAATTACATGAAGTATGTGGAGGGCAAGCAGTCCAAATAGGGCTGCTTGCCTTTTTGCATAACCGGGGCCTGACCATCATTTACGCATCCCGATCCGGGGCGGCAGCTGGAACAACACTTCCAACGCGGGCGTGTTCAAGCTGAACCTGAACAATGTGCGTTCCAACGCCAACGGCAACATTGGGCGGCGTTCCGCTTTTCCCCGCCAGATGAATCACAGCTTGCCTGAAAAGATGGGCTGGATTACGCGGGCAAAAGGGGTCAGGATCCGTCGGCAGCGCCGGGGAGCGCTGCACGAAAAATTTGTATTCGCATCAAGGCAGACAGTATACCGGGGAGAATGGCCGGAATATCCCACCGCCCGGTGAATGGTGGGGAGTGGTCGTATATGCCACGGGTGCGGAAGGCTGTGAATGAAAACATACAAAAACATCTTTATCCAGGTGGTGGCTTTCGACAACCTGATGCTGGCGCACTACCACGCCAGCAAGGGCAAGAAGCACCGGGATGAAGTGCTGATCTTTGAGCAGCGCAAAGCAGAATACTGCATCATTCTGGGAAACCGTCTGGTTAAGCAGACCTATAAGGTAGGGTCGTACCGGATCTTCTGGATCCGGCGGCCTGTGCTGCGCATGGCTATGGCGCTGCACTACCCTGACCGCGTTGTGCAGTGGGGCATCTACCAAGTTGTATTTCCCATATTCGATAGAGGCTTTATTTCGGATAGCTATGCGTGTCGCAAGGGCAAAGGGGCGCACGCAGCGCTGGATCAACTGCAATACTGGATGCGGCAGGCAGACCGAGGCGGTCCGGCCTATACGCTGAAACTGGACGTTTCAAAGTATTTCTACCGGATAGACCACGAGATACTGCTGAAGATCCTGAACAGGAAAATTGCAGACCCGCGCATGATGTGGCTGTTCCGCGTGATCCTGCACAGTGACCAGACGAAGTTTGGACTGCCGGAGGGCATGAGCGCGGACGAAGTGCCGCCAGAGTGCCGGTTAGAGGACACCGGCGTTCCAATCGGAAATCTGACCAGCCAGATGTTCGCCAATATCTACCTCGATGTTCTGGACCAGTATGTGAAGCATACGCTGCACATCCACTGGTACATCCGGTACATGGACGACATTATCATCATCGGGCACGACAAGCAGGAACTTGCACACATCCGGGACGAGATTGCTGCATTCCTGCGCAGGGAGCTGAATCTTGCTCTGAACCATAAAACCAGCATCCAGCCATTGAAACAGGGCGTGGAATTTGTGGGCGTGAGGGTGTGGCCGACACACCGCCGCCTGCGTCACACCACGATACGCGGCATCAAGCTGCGGCTTTCACAGGTGCTGGCACAGTATGAGGCGGGCGAGATCACAGCCGAGAGCGTGGAGCGCACTATTGGCAGCTACCGCGGCGTTCTGAGCCATTGCGAGTGCATGGCGCTGAAACACAAGCTGAACCAGACATACGGGAAATTCTATATCATCAAAAAAGAAAGAGGCGAGCAGAACAATGGCAATCAAAGCATATTCCTATGCGAAGGACGGGAGCAAAGCACTGAGCAAGAACTTCAGCGTGAAGGAGTTCCGGTGTAAGGATGGCAGCGACCCGGTGTTTGTGGACATGGATCTTGTAAAGCTGTTGCAGCAGATCCGTGACCATTTCGGGAAGCCGCTGACCATCACCAGCGCATTCCGCACGGCCGCCCACAACAAGAACGTCAAGGGCGCTACATACAGCCAGCATTGCTACGGCAAGGCTGCTGACATCCGTGTGCAGGGCGTAAGTGTGGAAGCTGTGGCTGATTATGCGGAAACGCTGCTGAAGGACACCGGCGGCATCGGACGCTACCCGGTAAAGAAAGGTCGTCCGGCGGGCTGGGTGCACGTTGATGTGCGCGAAGCAAAGAGCCGCTGGACGCTGTAAGCAGAAACGAGCGGAGGTATCGTTATGGAAATCATGAAATCTTTCCTTATGACATTCCCTACATGGCTGTCGTTTATCTTCATGGTCGTGGGCATGATTGTCACCGCACTGTTTGCGGTACGCCTGGGCTACGGTGTGGTTATCGCCAAGACGGTCTATAAGTGGATCGAGTGGGCAGAAACGAACATCGTGGGCAGCAAGATGGGAGAAGAAAAGAAGAAGCGGGTCATTGCGACCCTGCGCGGCTTTACGCCGGACTGGCTGGACTGGGCAATCAACGAGCGCACGCTTGACTGGATCGTGGAAGTTGTGTTCAAATTCAGCAAGAAAAAGCTGGCAGCCTACATGGAAAAGAAGAATGCTGCCACAACTACCGTAGCACACTTTGGGGAGGAAGGGAAAAATGACGGATGAAGAGCTGGAACATCGCCTGACTGATGTTGAAAGTCGGAGCAAAAGCAACACCCATCGTCTGGATGACCTTGAAAGGCTGACGGATGCTGTGAATGGCATGAACACGAACATCAAGCTGACGATCCAACAACTCGAATCGACCAACAAGAGCCTTGAAATTGTGACCGCACAGAACAAGTCGCAAGATGCTAGGCTGGCAGCGCTTGAAAAAGCCCCCGGAGCGCTCGGAAACAAACTGTGGTGGGCGGTAGTAGCCGCCGCAATCGGAGGGTATGTCGGGCGGGTACTCAGCTTCCTGCCAAAGTAACGTGAAATCCCCCACCAGCAGCCTTTATCGGGCCGCTGGTGGGGGATTTTTTGTTTATATGGCAGTTTTGCACAAGGGAACTGTGCAAAGTGTGGAAAGTTTGCAAATTGACAACGGTGTACCGCATATTTTATGATTGATACGAAAAGAAACGCAATAGCAGAAAGGAGGAAAATAATGTGAGAGTGTTCAAACATTTGACGTTTACGGACAGGATCCGCATTGAAAAGTGGAAGAAGGAGGGAATGAGGACACGAGAGATCGCGGAAAAATTGAGAGTGGACCCGTCCACGGTATACCGGGAACTGAAAAGGGGCAGCTATGACAGGCTGAACGGCACGACATGGGAATTGATACCGACATACAGCCCGGACATTGCAGAGCAGAAATACCAAGCACACCTGCGGGAAAAAGGTCCGAACCTGAAAATCGGCAAAGACCATGAGCTTGCCGCCTACATTGAGCGAACCATTATAGATAAGGACTGCTCCCCGGCGGCGGTGTATGGATACGCACAGGAAGAAGGCAAGACGTTCAAGACGCACATTTCGGTGCCTACTATATATAGTTACATCAAAAAGGGCGTTTTCCTGAACCTGACGCAAGAAGAACTGCCGAGAAAAGGAGTGCACAAGAACAAGTACGGCAAGGTGCGCGTAAAAGATCCAGGCCGTGCCCCTGCGGGAGAAAGCATCGAAAAGCGCCCGGAGGAAATCCAGAGCCGAGAAGAGTTTGGACACTGGGAGATGGATACGGTGTACTCCGGCAAAAAGAAAAGCACGGCGGCGCTGCTGGTGCTGACGGAACGCAAGACCAGAAACGAGAACATTATACTGGTCCCGAACCGCCGCGCCGAAACGACGGTGCGGGCTATCAACGCATTGGAGCGGAAGCTGGGCGCAGAGAAATTCGGCATCATCTATAAAAGCATCACGGTGGACAACGGCAGCGAGTTCGCGTTGGCGGATCAGCTGGAACAGTCCTGCATCACCGAAAGCAAGAGGACGAAAGTGTATTACTGCCACCCGTATTCTTCCTGGGAACGCGGGAGCAACGAGAACATCAATGCGATGATCCGCCGCAGGCATCCAAAAGGAACGGACTTCTCAAAGGTTACGGCAGCGGAAATCGCAGTCACGGAAAGCTGGATCAACAGTTACCCGCGCAGGATACTAGGGTACAAGAGCGCGGGCACAGTGTTTAGAGAGTGCCTGCGAGAATTGGGACTGACGGCATAAAGCGAAGCTAAGACACCACAACATAAGAGAGCCGGGCGAAAGCCGGAAAGGAAAAGTGGGAGCATAAGGAATGGTAAAACTGAACAGTTTGTGCAGGCTGCAAGAGTGGAAAACTTGACGGCCTGTTTGTGTTGTGCTAAAATACACAAAAAATCAGGCGAATTTTTATTGAAATTATTGGTTGACTTATCAAAACCGGAAGGGTTGACGATTTTCGTTTGCATTTTGCATCCCGATGTGTTATACTGTGTTGTACCCACCAAAGGGGTACGGCATTTGCGATCGTAGCTCAGCTGGATAGAGCGTTCGGCTCCGACCCGGAAGGCCAGAGGTTCGAATCCTCCCGGTCGCACC